TCAAACCGGCCCCACCTCCCTCTCAAACACCGTGATCGTGTGAGTGAGCACGCCGTGCACCGTTACGCCGTCGAGCGCCTCCCCTTCGATCGCTTCACCGTCGTCGGTGATCAGCGCTCGGCCCATGACTTTCGCAAAACAGCAGCCGCCATCGAACGTAGCGAGGACCGTATCTCCCTCTGCCGGCCGGTACGATTTGTCGATCACGGCGTAACCTGCATTGGTTTCGATGATGAGGCTATTAGCGCTGATGCGGCAGGCGGCATCAACAGTCAGTCTGTCCTCGATGTAATCCGTGGCAGGGCTCGGGAATCCCATCAGCGGATCCTCCCCATGCTCCTGAGTAAAAATTCCGATTTGATCTCATAAACTCGGGCCATAATCTCCACCTCGCACACTGTTTTTATATACAGTAGTTGTAAAGGCAGTTGAGATCAACATTTCTCCGGCGCGTTCAGAGCAATGCTGAGAACTGTCGTTCAATATCCGCATCAGACAGCGCTGCGTCATACATCACGATTTTTGAGATGCATGAATTCCATACACCTGTCGTACCTAGACTAGTATTTAGCCCCCTACCCAGCAGCACGCGCTCGAACCCGTTTGCTGCGTTAGTCAGCAGGGTCTGCACGCCACCGTTGTTACAGATGATTTTTACAGTGCTCCCGCTAACTGATATCAGAACAGCAAACTGCCTGTACGCCTGATAACCGCGACCAGTGAATGGGACTGCAGCAAATGACCCACCAATATTATGAGTTGCCAGCGGCGCATAGGGGTAACTGCCGCGTCGAGAGCCCTGCCCTATTGAAATAAATTCTTTTTTCGTATCATTGTAGAGCGTGACGATATTATTTCCGCCGTCATCACCGCGAGGCGACGCTGGCATGATGCCAGAGATAAACAGCGCAAAATTTTTCTGGCTAGCGACAGGGATATCAGGCAGGAATGTCGAAATGTCGAGCGATCGCGTACCAAATGTGATCGGGCTCGTCGGCGCAATCATCGTGCGCTCAGCTTGCGCTATTGCCACCTGCAGCGTGCGGCCTGTTCCTGCAAACGATGGCGACATCGTGTCTTTATCACCGCTGATAAATGAGATGCGAATATCCGCGGTTGCAGATGCAGGGTTTGTCAGAACCAGCGAGCAGCGCCAGGACCCGTTATACCCTGGCTCGATCAGCGCCGTGGTTAGCCCTGTGCCGAGTAGCAGAACAGCACCGTTCACCACGTCAAAATTAGCATACGCCTCAGTTCCGCCTCCGTTGGCAGCCAGTTGTACGCGGCTCGCAGTACCCGGTTTCACATAAACGCTGACGACGTTAGCGGTAGTAGTCACAAATTGCGTTGTCGTATCACGGATGCCATGCTGAGAGGTTGCTGTATTTTCAGTGAGCGTATGCCAGTAGTTTTCACCCGCCGTCACTGAGACACCTGCTTTGGCCCACGCGGCGGCTGTGAAATCAATGGCATTGGCCGCATAGTTCGTGACCTCCCCCTCAACGCGTAACCCTAATTTTTTTAACGTCTGGGGGTGGCGATCAATAATATTTACGCTATTCAGCGCCTCCGCCAGAGTTCCGTTATCAGCAATATAGTTTGCGTGTGAACCGCGAAACAGATTTACGCGAGTATTGATGTTATCCGAGCGATTGATAACTCCACCAATGCGGTCAATATAAATCCCGTTGATAAAATCGGCATACGCAAGAGCCGATTTCGGCATAGGTGCGGACAGTGAAGGCAGGCGAGCTACGTCGCCCTTAAATTCAGTGTTAGATACGAGAGTGGTAGACATTATTAGAACCCCGGATTGCGACCATATGTTACGTTAGTTTGCACACCAGTTAAATTGACCGGCGTTTCATTTGTATCGGTATACTGGTTTTCTGAAATATCAATATCAGTCAAATTCCCCGCCCCATCAAGTGCATGAGCCTCATTGCGGGAGCGCAATTTATTCCCTGTGATACTGCCGGTGCTTACGTTGCCGGTGATGTTGATGTTTCCGCCATTGCGCAGCATTCTGTTACCTGTGATGTCGATGTCAGTCCATGTACCGGATTTAATCTGAATTGCGTCTCCTGTGTTTTCGATGATATCGTTTTGTGTAATCATCATATCTGGCAGCGAATACTCTGGTTTAGCTTCAATATTCACACCATTTCCCTGGTTAGCCATGATTTTATTAGTCGAGAATGTGTAACCTCCACCGCCCAGCGATTTCATTGATGAATAATTAACGCCATGACTACCATTTCGCTGAATCTGGCAATTACTGACTATACCGTAATTACCTGACTGTGGGCGGTTAGCATTTACGGTTAACGTACCAGAATCAATCAACACACCTTCATGCAAATTATCGTTAATCTGACAACCTGATAAAATAACACCGCTGATACCACAATCGCCGAACCCCCACCCGTTCCCTGTCATAATACTGTCAGATACAATAATCTGGCGGGACTGGTAAATGGTGTCATCATCTGTTTGCTGCTCAAAGAAAATGCCAAAGTTTTTGTTTTCGGTATTAATTGAGCGACTGATTATCAGCGATTCATCCTGCCTGGCTCCTGTACCGATGCCGATACCAGATGACCCAGCATTGCCCAATGAAGCCAGCCTGCCGCAGTTTTTCGTTACGCAGTCGAGGATGAATGAGCTTGACGGAAAATCAATGCCGATGCCCGACGCACCGATATCGTGAACGTTGCAGCGCAACAGCAACGTATCCTCGAAATACTGAAGATAAAAACCCTTAACCATGAATCCATAAAGCGACTGCTCTGCACCATCAATTTCAACATCAATAAACCTGGCGTTTTTTAGATACCCTGCACCTATTCCGCGTTTAGTAATTGCTCCATGACGCCCAACAGGCAGAAAACGCGCGCGACCAGGCGCCATCGTTATTGTAACGTTATCTCGAGGCGCAACCTCAGTATGCAGACGATATACACCATCAGGGAAATAAATAGAGCCACCAAACGGAAGTTTGGCAAGAAAATTAAATGCGGTCTGTACCTGCGCAGAGCAATCGACAAGGCCGCTATTGTTTATACCAAAGTCAGTTACGGCGTTAAAAACCTGTCGTGACCTGTAAAGAACATCCACATCATCACGAGTTCGCGTGATGTATTTTTGCAAGCTCTCATCACTCAACCCAGGGATATAGTGCTCGCCCATCGCATCAACAATACCCAGCGTTGCATTTTGCTCATTTGAGAGCCGCAGTATTGAAGGTGCCCCATCCCTGACAACGCGCGCGTTAATATCATCCACATCGGATTTTATTTGTTGCACGGGTTTATCATCCATATCATGAAGGAAAAACTGGCCAGCACTATCAATGAACCCTATCAATTGCTTATTTTTATCGTAGAAATCATATAAATTACCGCTGTCACTCTGATGATAATAAAACTGCGAAGGCATTTTCCTCCCTGTTGGCTCCAGCGTGCCGGAATTATTTATAACCTCAATTGCTAGCGCGCTATCATCAGGGCTACGGTAATACGCAGTTGATCCTACCGGTATGTTGCCAGCATCTGCGTCTGCCTGCGCCGCAGCCAGCGTCGGAAACTCGCGGATTGTCCCTGTTATGGCCGCTGTACCCGGCTGCTTCGCCTGCAATACGGCCACGCCTGCTTTGTTTTGATACTGCCATGCAGCGGAAAGCGCATCTGGGCCCTGGGCTACCCAGAACGACTGGCCGTCATTCGTTGCTGCCAGCCCGGCAATTGTTCCATCAGGATCACTGGCAGTCTTATAGAACGTGAACTTATTCTGTGCGTAGTCAGAGGCATTAGATGCTGCTGTTACAGCCTCATCTCTTGCAACTCCCGCCTCTGTTGCATATTGCAGTGAATTTTCTTCTGATGTAGCCGCGCTCTGCTTGGATAAAAGAGCTGATCCAGCTGCATCCTGGGCTTGCTGGGCTGCAGCACTAGTATCCTGATATCCTTGCTCAGCCTCCAGCATGTATTGTTTGGCTTCTGCGGCACTAACGGCGGCATCTGCTGCTAATTGAGCAGTTTTTTGCGTTTCGGTGATTGTCATTTTTTATTCTCATGAATATTCATAAATTATCACGATGCCTTCTTTCCCCCGGGCGCCATTCACTGCCGGAGAGGATGGTCCTTGTGAAGAACCAGATGCGCCTGAACCATATGCCTGTCCATCAATAGACGGATCTCCAAATGATGGCACCCATCCCCCGCCTCCAAAAACGCTACTTGCCCCAGGTGATCCGAGGAATGACTGGGTTGCGTTAGCGTATGCAGGTGTAGATGGGGCTCCTGGAGAGCCTATGATATTGGCACCGGAAGGAGCGCTTGATGCGACATTACCCTGAGGTAGAAAAGGTGGATTTGCTGGTCCGGCAGACGGCCCTCTTGTTCCGCCAGGCGCAACCATTAGCGATCCAAATGAGCTTGAACCACCAACAGAGCCAACCGGAGATGCTGCGGTGCCTCCCTGCCCGCCAGCGCCAACAACGATGCTAATGCTGGTGAAATTTATTGAAAATCTACCCTTAGCATATGAACCGGCCCCACCACCTGAAACTATTGACACCTGCCCCGCTCCAGTGGCTGGGGCGGCGTCAGTCCCACCACCACCGCCAACCATTTCAACAACAACCGACTTAGCACCAGGGGTTGGCGTATAAGTGCCGGATGATAAAAATGTCTGCACGTTCAGGAGTCGTCCTGATGAATAATTAATCCATCCAATACCGCCAGCATCAGGATTTGTCGTGTTATTTTCGATAGTGCTTTGCCAGAATCCATCCCTGGCTGAATTGATAAGAATTGCGCCTTTTGGGTATCCACCGATAGCTGCCGAAAATGCAGAGTCGAATGTATAGAAACCTCCTGCTTGCTCCCATTGAAGGCGAGTATAGGCATCATTAAAAATCCCATTAAAATCCTGCCCTTTTGGCGGCTTACCGCCAGCAGATAGAGCGATGCGGGTAAGCGGAGGAAATCCTGAGTCCATCGCGGCAAGGCCATCAGCTAACGTTTCAGGGGTGGAATTTACCGGGATCGTGTTTTTGTCACCACTCGCAGAAAAAACAACCGTCAGACGTGACGGCATGGCTGAATTGTTCAATTCAGACCTCCTGAACGATGTTTACTTTTACCCCTGGTGGGGAAGGAAGTGCTCCGGAGCTTTGCACTATGGCCAGCTCCGAATCGGAAAGCTGGAACTCGAATACGTAGCTCATGACATGGTTGCCATCGTCACGCACGTAAGCTCGCCCACTGGCTCCGAACATGTACATCAGCATGCGATTCATGACCGGAACGGTGCAGTCGCTGATGTTCGCCATCGCTTTGCACATGATCAGCTTGCGGTATGCATCATTGGTCAGGACAACAGTGTTCGTGTCCTGCACGCCGGTATAGAAAGGCGCCTGGTTAAAGGGTTGAGGGTCGGTGAGTTCTGCCGGGGTGCTGGTCGCTTCGCCAAACCCCAGGAACTGCTGGGATGGCGTCACAGTCAGCAAACGCTCTACATCAACGATTTTACCCCAGCACATCAGCCCGTAATCGCCGCAGGTCTCGATGTTGAATACGAGGTCATAGAACGTGTCTATCCAGTCCTCTGGCGCTACAGAAGCGTTAAAGGTGTCAATCAGTGACCGCAGGCTGGTTGAGTTCACGTACTGCGCGTAGATCGTCCAGTCGACATTATTCACTTACCGCCTCCGTTATGATGTTTGTTGCATCGAGGGTCGGTTCCTGATCAATGCCCATGGTCAGCGCACTAGACCAGGTGGTTCCGTCCAGAGAGATCTGGACCGAAAGCACGTTCATGTTCTGTGCATCAAGCGCCTGAATGGGTCCGATATAGCGGCTGCCATAAATTCGCGCGCCGGCACGCGCCCGGGTGCCGCCATCTGCGCCGGTAAAGGCATTCAGGACGACCGTTCTGATCTGCGCGTTGATATCTGACGGAAGGCCATCATTTGCCTCGTATTCCACCTTGATATGAACACTCACCGCGTCCAGCGTTTTCCACCTGTAGGTGTACTCCGGATAAGGAGCGTCATAATTTTCGGTATCCTGCACGGTCCCGGTGGTGTCACCGTTCATAACGGTGCCCGGGGGGAGTTTTTTATTGATGGCCGCGGCAATCTCAGCTACTGTCCCGCCATAAACCCCGATATAAATCGAGCTGGCCAGCAGCGTGTAATTCGTGGAACCTTTCTCGACGGAAGTCGGCTCTTTGTTGTCGATCACATAAACATCAAGTACCCCGTCGACTTCCAGGACAGCAGCCCGCACAGCCGCTGCTGTGTTGAAGGCGTTACGTGCCACTGACTGGCGACGGCGATACTCAAATGCAGATCGCCCTTCAACATTCGAGCCCGGCACACCCGCGGTCTCGTTGGTGATACTCGACCAGCCACTTACCGCGACATAGATGTTTGTCAGCGTACCAATGGGGCAAGCTATCGGCCCGGTAGTCAGGTTCTGGAACTCGATCTTTACCGTCCCGTCGGCGCCTATCGTTCCTGCTGCCAGTGACACGTACATATAACCGTTATCGTCGGTTGCATAGGACTGTGCCGGGATCACCGTTCCCGGTACGCCGGAGCATGTGGCCGTTACAACCGTACCCGCAGCAGCAATGCGATCGAGGAAGTAAATCCTGCCGATGCCATCCTGAAATCTGCCGGAGGAAAAGTCCGGGTTCATGTTGTTGACGATAGCCAGAAGCTGATCGTTCTTGTCTGCGATGATTGCAGTATCAGTGACAGCCAGTTGCCCCTGCGGCGTCTTGAGGTTCGTGCTCATCGCCGTCCCGAATGCAGAACCAATATCTGCTATACGCCCGGCAAGAATGTCTCCCTCATCTGGAACATCAAGGCCAGTGGTGGAAAATGTCACGGCCGGTACCGCCGTAGAGATTGTCGTCATTTTTTCCTCACAGGGTGACGCTGGAATCCAGGCCGTTGGTATCCACGATCGCAATAACGCCGGTAGTGCGGCGCGTATCGCGGTTGTTAATCAGCGTCGGCTCAGCGCGCGCGATATAGCTCATCCGCAACGCTTCAACCTGAAGCGCGGCCGCCATGGCGCCGGTGCTGGCCTTAACGTTCAGAAGCTCTTTGTAATTAACGCCGGTGTCTTTTTCGTAAATGCACTCGCCGCGTATGGCCAGGCATGCCGTCGCTACGTCCTGAGCGCAGGCGTAGGGGTTTTCAACCGTGGCGATATTACCCAGCTCATCAAGGACAAGATCCCAGGTATTGGGGTCGAGTTTGAGAGAGATTGTTTTCATGGATTTCGCCCATAAAAAAACCCCGCCGAAGCGAGGTTTATGTTGTCTACGAAAATTTCGTAGTTGGTTAACCAATCACATATTCAGCCTTTCCGCCACGGAACGAGATGGTTTTATTTCCCGCCCGGCGGCAAGCATCTGCGATAGCCTTCATGCCGTACTCGACATTACCCAGATGTTTTCGCATCGCTACAATTTCGGCCTTCGGCGCTGATACATCAAAGCCAGCCTCCTCCAGAACGTTAATCAGGCGAATGGCCGCAGATGTCGAGTTGTCACCACAAAGCATCTCCATCGTCACGTCAAAGGACGGGGCTGTTAGAGACTTCCCAAATGACAAATTGCCACTGCGAACCAGCGGGTTGTTATCGATCCACCATTGAAGCGGAATGTTAACGTCAAACTTCGGCGCTGGCAGTGTTTCCTGCTTGCCAAGAAATTCCCCCTCAAGAGGCACACGCGCAGCGATAGAAAGCGCCTCGGTAAACTGGTCGTCGTTGATTTCTTTGTAGCTGCAACCAAAGTGAGATTTCAGTGAAGACCACATGGTGATCATCGCTTTGGCCTGATTCTCTTTCGGCAGCGCCTTGCCGCGAGTCATTACCAGTTGCTTAATGGCTTCCTGCTGCTCAGGGGTGATTTTGCCGGGTAGTGACTTTTTAGCCTTGCGCGGGTTCTTAACCTCGCCTTTCGTCCAGTACTCGTAAAGAACGTCGTCGCACTCTTCCTGGTAGCGAATGACGTTATCGCGAATTTCAGGACGGACTTTGTTGGGGCTGATAGTCTGAAGCCAGCCGTTAAGTTTACGCAGAGCCAGGCAAAGCATTGTTTGCTCACCACCTTTTGTAGGGATCATGATTTCCCTGACCCCTTTGGCAAAGCGTGATTTCAGCTTATCGGCCTGCCCTTGGTATGTTAACCCCATGCCATCGATGATAGGACGCATCGGGGTGTATGCCTCATTATCAACACTTACAACATACAGATCAGAACCGTAGAAAGGCACGTTGATAGCGGAAACAGCAGTTGCTATACTCATATTCGTTAGTTCCTTGGTAGATACTGACAAATTAGAAGCCTCGATGGTTGCAGCCATTGGGGCTTCGTCGTTTTTATGGTTGGGCATTTTTCACCCCAATTAGGCCGTAAGCCTTTCTCAGCTGATAAATCAATTCGGTATTGAACTGCCTGCACTGCTCTTCACCACTGCGCTCAATTGCTTTACGCACATCCTCCGGAAATCGAACTTTACGCTGATACATGTCTTTTGCTTTTTCCATGACTACCTCCACTAAATGCCCCACCGTGAGACACAGGATAAGTGTCACACCGTGCGTCATTGCTGTCAACCCCACCGTGGGGCATAATTTACTTATTGTGATTTTTGAAGGCGAAGAACACCATCATGAGTAGAGAAGATCCGCAACTGAGAATCAGGCTTCCTATTGAATTAAAAGAGAAAATAGAGTCATCATCCAAGGATAGTGGTAGATCAATGAATGCTGAGATAGTCTCGATACTAGGAGAGCATTTCAAGACAGAGGAGCGGCAGAGAGATAGCATGGTTGTTGTGTTAGGTAGAGACCTGCTAAGCAAATATCCGGAAGTTAATGCTGCCTTTTACGAATTACTCTCATCAATAGCCAATACCAGCAGTGATGAAGACAAAAAACCCACCTGATGGTGGGCTTTGCCTAGTACATCGACTTGATCTGCGTGGTGCCATCGGGAATGCCGTACTTGCTCATTTTCCAGCAAGCCTCAGCAACCTGGATTATTTGGTATCTCATTTCCGGCCCAATTCCTTCTGTTAAGCTAATGTGCTGTTTCATAAACTCAAGGGTCACGCCTTCCCTTTGAGCTGCTCCAGCCACCCGGCACATATGCCTTACCCCGGCGTCAGAGTCAGCCTGCTGGTATGGGTATCGGGCCATTAGAGAATAGTAGACATTATTTAAAGTATAAGACGCGGCATCAATCTCACGCTTGGCCATACACTCCTTACTAGCCTGACACTCAGCTTCTTTCTGCTTAGCGAATATTTTATTCTGTTTATCTTTTTCTTCTTGGTACTTTTCCATTAGAGAGTCATAAGCACTAGCATACTTTCCATAATAACATAATGCATCTCTTTGACATTCATAGGTGTTTTGATTTGGAAGTTCCATTCCTGTTGTGTTCTTGAATTTATATCTTAAATTAAACACAGACAGCCTTTCATTAGATTTTGTCTGAAATGTTACATTCTCAAAATCATGTTCTTTCTGGTAGTTTATCGCCTCGTTAGGAGATAAGGCACACCCTGACAAAGAAAGCGAAAGCGCGAGAAGAAAAAACTTTTTTATCATTGTTACGGCTCCAGGGGATCGGTTCGGCTTCCTCCTGATACTACCCCACCATGAGTATGCCCATCAACGATAGAACCGTCGACAAGCTCAAGTTTCCCGTCTGGGTGTACTTTCAGTCCGTTGATGTTAACCACGCCCGGGCTCTTGATGTTTATGCCGCTACCGGTGAACTCTGCAAGCTCCGTCGGCTCATCATTTAGGCTAGCGATCGCCGTGATGTAAACAGCATCCGAGTATGAGTGGCGCCGCTGAGTTGGTGGTGGCCCACTTTGCCTTGATGCTCTGACATTGGTTGTGTCTTTGTCACAGGCGATTACCAGACCAATATCGCCGATACGGGGCGTCATTTTTACCGCGCTGTTCCCGGCCTGATACCGAATGAAGGGAATGTCATACACCTCCTGACATTTAATCTCCCCCCCGGAAACGTTCGCGCCGCTTACAAGAGGTAGCACAGTCATAACGCCATCACCAACATCTTTAACCAGAACAATATCAGCAAAAACATTGCCCTTTGATGCCGCGGCTATAAGGGACAAGATCGCGTTACCCTGACAGGAGATATCAGAAGCCTTTTGGTTAGTTGCCATTATTTTCCCCTCCAATGACAGATATCGGAGATGCCACAACAAACGTCTCCCAAAGTCCGCCAGGTACTTTACAGGACAGGTAGTGGGTAGTCCCCGCCTGCACCACCCACTCCCCGCTCGCGTGTGGAAGGTCAGTCTCAAGAATGATTTTGGTATTCAGTTTCAGAGATGGAGAGTAAATGCAGCGAAAGTTAATCCCCATTTCATAAAATATTGGGTATCCAATAAGTCCATGCTCTGGCGAAATTAACGGAACGACTGAATCAGACGGTGTTTTACCTGTATAAATTGTTACAGTGCCAAAATCTATGTCAACAGAGATATCATGTGCCGCCGCAATTTTTAATATTTGAATTATTGCATTGTCATCGAAATATGGATTTCGATGAGTAGCCTTAACGTCCACGTTAACGAACTTTAAACCAACCTTAAAGGCAAGAGCACGAATCATATCAGCAACATCAGCATCGCCGCGAATAGATGTAGGCTCACAGGGGATCAGGCGCTCCCTGCCGGCCGCCGCTGCGGTTATCTCAATCGGTGCATCAGGCATCTGATTCAGATTAATCCTGGCAGATGTTATTGAACCGGAAAAAACACGAGTGTCGCCGGCGTAAACGACAATTGAGTTCTGCGCATAAGCGACTATCTTTTGCGCGTTGGTTGTCAACTTTGACATGTTTTCCAGGGAGAGTCCCCAGAGGCTAAGTTCAAGTACCGTACCGGTAGCGCCACCAAAGGCAGATATAGCAGCTTCACACTTGAAGCCTTTAACCGTCAGCGTGTTACCAATCCCGCCGTCAAACGTACCGTTGGCCAGCGTGAACGATACGGTAAGCTCTCTCTCCTTGTAACTCATCTGCCGACCTCACTGCTCGTCGCATAATACAGCTTGAATCTGGTGCCGATTTCGTCGTAATAGGGATCGGCTGTACCTTTTGAGTCAACGAAAACCAGATCGCCACTGAACCCCAGATATTTATACCGAACCAGGTAAACGCAGTTCAGGCAGAGAACACCCTGAAATATCGGCTTGTCATCGACATACAGATCGGCGTAAAACCCGGTTGAACGCTGATGTAACTTGATCGCGCAGTTCTGGCCGCCAAGCGTGACATAGACCTTTTGAGATAGTGACGGTGATAAGCTAATTTCCTGCATGTCACATCACCTTTTCCAGAAAGTCGGAGACGGTGCTTTTTATCTGCTTAGAAACTGCAGTAGAAGAGCTGTCCCACGCCTTAGAGACCGACTCGGCCGCCGAGTTAACGTTAGACACAATCGCCGCCCCAGTCGTCTGGAGAGCGTCTGATAAGGTTGTATCTGCACTTGACCAGGCATTCTTGACATCGCTCAATGTCACCTCTTTCGTTGCCCCGGTGATCACCTGCGTTGAGGCTGCGGCGCCATTATTGGTTTTCGCGTTGCTCGTCGGCGGCCCTTCAATCACAGCATTTGAAAGCATGACCTCCCCGCCGTCCATGATCTCCTCGAAAGTGCAGTTAGCCATCAACAACGTCTGCCCGCGATACGAACCCACAAAGTAATCGAAGTGGGTCAGATCGTAGCTGTAATACACCGTGTCCGGCGTCTCGATGTTGTAGGTGCTGGCCGTGTTTTTCATCTCATCCAGTTTCTGAATGAAATTGTTCCGGCTCAGCAGAGAGAAGTTGGTCAGGTTAGGCAGTGACCCGGAAAAAGCCGTCCACCCCTCAAGGGCAAAAATGATCCTGAGTTCAGACGGCTGCTTCACTTTGTTGTAGGACGTGTACCGGCCCTTTTCTACCGGCCCCTTAGTCACTGCCGCATCACCGTAGCGATCAACGCTAACCCAGCCAGAAGGAGAGAAAACCTCCTGCCCGGCTGCAGCCGTCAAAAGCGACTCGTCAACGGTGTTATAGGTGATCCGGTAAGTTGGCGACAGGGCGCTGTTAAGGACGGATAACAGGCTTCCTCCCTGAATGGCGGATAGCACTGTCGAGACATTCAGAGAAAACGACATGAGTTATTGTCCTGAGTAGCCAGCCAAAAGCATGACACGGTTGTCGCCGTGCTTTTTGATGTCGCTGGTAAGCTGTTCCACGTTCTGGGCCTGGGTGGTGATTTTGGTTCCATAGAAGTTATATACCCCGCCAGCCTGTCCCGGCATTGCACGGTCAACGGCCATTCCGGCCCCTGGGCGCATTCCAGCCATAACTTTTGGGACGTAATTGCGAGTTTCCGCCGGCATGTTATCCATGCCTTTCTTCTGGACGTTTCCGAGCCCCCAGTTATAGGAGGCAAGAGTTTTTTCCAGATCGCCACCAGTAGCATCCAGCAGATAGCGCAGGTATCTTGCAGCGGCATCAGCTGACTTGTGGGGGTCATAAACGTCCATCCCCTTCAAACCCAAGTCTCTGGCAGTTCCATCCATAAACTGGAATGGGCCTTTCGCCCCTTTGGGGGATACTGCTAACGGGTCCCCACCTGATTCAGTAGCAGATACCGAAGACAGCAGACCGGCAGGAAGTCCATATTTACCTTCCAGAGCCCCAAATTCGCCGGCCATTGCCTGAAGAAATGCCTTTCCTTTAGCGCCAAGGCGAGCGGCCTGCGCATTAAGCGGGACATTTGGCTGGTATCCCGAGGTATCTGGCTGCATTGTTGCCGCGCCTGCTGGAGAGATCAGGGCGTCAGCGATTTTTGAAAGAAGATTTTTGGTGCTTTCCCAGTAGTCTCTCTCATCCTGCTGCTGCCTGCGCTGTTCAGGAAGTGGCTGAAACTTAACTGCATCCAGCATTTTCTGCGTTGCCTGCTGCTGCGGGCTTAGATACGCAGAGTCCTGATCAGGTTTAAAATCCAGTGTGCCGCCGTTTTTCTTCAGCGCCTGCTCGGCTTCCCTGGTCACGCCTGGCAGCGCATCATTACCGGTAGGCTTTCCGTCTTCAGTGCCGTACCACGCCTTTTTAAACTCATCGGCAGCCTTGGAGAAGTTGCCGTTATTGAGCTCGTTTAAAGCGTTACCCAGGTGGTTGAGTACTTTTCCGAGCATGGAAAAGTTATCTTTGAGGTTGCGCAGATCGCCCGATAGCGTCCAGCTACCAAGGTCAATACCTGTGATATCGTTAATGTCCCGCTTCAGCTCTTTGAAGAATGAAGAGGATTTTGCGTTACCAGACGACCACTCAATGAGGAGACCATTCAGATCGCGAATGGTTGGTATCAAGCCTACGTAAATCTGGTTTTTTACCGTGTCGAGATTTTGCCCCAGCTCCGCCCATGCGGCTGTAAATTCCTTTGCACCTTTGGTTGAGGCGTCTGTAATGCCGGAGCTTTTAGTCAGGCGATCAACGTCAGGCAGGAATTGTCCTTCCTGGTTGCGCTGGTTGATAGCATCATCAATACCTACCAACTGAAGAATCTGACGGCGGATATCTGGATCGGTAACCTTCCTTGCCGAATCCAGTATTTTCCTGAACGTGGTTTGTGCTGAGTCGTCCCTGATATTGAAAGAATCATGGGTCAGCGAATTAAGTCGGATTGCAGCTTCCTGCACTGGCGTATCGTACACCCCGACCTTAGCCAGTTGCTTTGCGTTCTGAAACCCCTGCAATGCTGCACTTATTTTCTCGACAGAACTACCGGCCGCCTCTGCCGCCTTGCCCACGCCGTCAAGCTCTTTGGCTGTCATCCCCAAAGATTTAGCCTGAATGGACAACTCCATTAGCCCTGAGGTAGTGCTTTTCACAAAGCTCATCAGGCCGCCGGCAGTGACGGTAACGCCAGTCAGTGCCAGCAATTCCGTCTTTATGCTGCTGAAGAACGAAGCGGCTTTCTTGCCCTGCTCCGCCATTTCCTTGGCGGTGTTTTTGGCGTCTTCGCGCTGCTTTTTCAGGTCGTCACTGACTTCCTGCTGGCCTTTGCGGAACTGAGAAGTATCAAGGCCCAGCGTCACCAGGAGGGCGTCAATTACCGTTGCTGCCATGATCACTCTCCGCTATGGCTCTGTTGGTGTTATCCACGGTCATTATTTCAATCAGCCACCACATATCCTGGACGCTGTATAAGGTGTCCAGTTCGTGGAGTGTCGCCATTTTCCCGGAGATCACCGCGGCGATGGTGCGCGGTACATTCGCATACTGTATGAAGCCGCGATCTGAATCTTCAGGAACGGATAAGGGGATTTCTAACTTGCGGTGGCTGCTACAAAAGCGATATGGAGTTTGAAGGCTTCGATTTTCAGGCGCGACCAGGTGCTAATTTCTTCGATCTGCCCTTCGTCAACAAGCGCTGTCTCGATACCGTTACCCCCGAGGAATTTCACGCAGCCAAGCAACTCATCAAGCAGAGGCTTAGACTGTGCGAACGGAACTTTAGCCAGTGAAGTGATACCCCACTGAGCGAGACCTGCCATGCCGCTGGCCATCACGCTTTCATACAGCTCGCGAGCTTCTGCGTTATCCTCGGATGGGGGCGGCGCCACCGCAGCACCGATGGCCATCATCATATTGTCTGGAACGGTAACGCCGGCGCCAATCACGGCGCACGCCAGGCGGATCGCCCACTCTTCGGCCTTTCTCGCCGGCATTTCGGTGATTTTGAACTGCTTACCCTTGTCACGGTTATTCGCTTCAACCGTGAATACGATGCTTTTACGAGCCATTTTTGTTTCCTGAATGAGTGATCTGGCAATAAAAAAGCCCACCGTGGCGGGCTCATTTCTTCTTCTCTTCACGTTTGCGTCGTCGTTCTTCCCGCAACTCCTCTCGGCGCAAGTCGTCAAATACCTTCATGATCGCCTTCATCATCATGAAATTGACGAAGTGGTGATTAACGCAGCCGTGAATGCGTAACTGCTCGGTGAACTCTTCAGCAGAACGCAGTGCCTCCATCATGTTTTTCTCGCCCTTCATGAACTCCGAGAAGTCGCGCCCCGCTCTGGAGGCGCATTCAACGATTCGGTTATTCATGGTCACGCCGCCGCATACAGCAACTTCATTTGCCCCTTAACGGGGAACGCAGCCATGCAGCGGGCTTCGAAATCCTTCTGGTCAATGCTGCAACTGGCAATGTTGGTAACGGCGATCAGTTGCTGCTCGACCTTCTCCAGTGCATCAGGCTTAAGATGTTGGTGAATCTTCTCCTTGCTGTCCCCGGCGGCTTGTTTGGCTGCCTGATAGACATAATCGGGAAGTGCGACACCGTACACCCATCGAGCGGTGATCTGACCGAACAGCGCCGGGCAACCACCGACATGACCAAAGTAAGGAAGGCCGGACATTTTCGACAGCGCCTGGTAGAACGGGTCTTTAAAGCGCTTCTCCCAGGACGTTGGTTGCTGGCATACCATCAGACCGACAATCTGATCTTCGGTGAGCTGGAAGTTTTTACTCAGCAGAAGATTTTTAATATGACGATCACAGGCGCGGGCGAATTTCACTGACAACCAGCGGGCGAATTCCACCGCCAACTCCGGATGAAGCCAGGTCCCGCCGTTTCGCCCTTTCTCCACTCTGACTAAAAGGGGAGAAAAATCCTCTTTTACGCCGGAGCCAGCAATTCCAAGCTCCTCAGCCAATTCGGCGATATAAATTTTTGTCGCCTCAGTCTTTAGCCAGTCCTTTGGTAGCTTGCCGTGATGCTTTGCGGCAACCGTGGCATTGAACCAGCAGTCAGCCGTAAAAGGAAATGAACGGTCATCGTAATTCATGGGGATGATATTAGACATCTCGGTAATTACCTTTTAGTGATGAACCTTGTCACACAGGAATCCGGCCCACAGAAAGGCACCGATAGCCAAACCGGTATCCTCAAGGGTCATCCTGAAAGGTTCTGTGTTGTGATGAGCGCGTGTGAAGCGCGGGGTATTGCGGGTATAAAAAAGCCCGGACTTAGCCGGGCTGATTGGTTACGCTGAGTAGTCTGCCGGGGTGACAGTTTCCCACTGGATAAGTCCAGTTACCGGCTGAAGAACACGGCCGGCAGACGGCATGCGGCGTGCGCGCTGCAGGATGCCGTTGGTCATGATGTACTTTTTGCCCAGCGATGGCAGGATCACCGTCCCATTGACACGCAGCACAGACCGCGTGGTCATCTGAGTGGTTTGCCAGTTGTCGATGTACTTAATCGACGGGGATGATGCCGCCAGATGGAATGTCCACGGCAGATCACCATAAATAAAACCACCCAGCAGTTTACCGTCAGCAGTACGCTGGTACTCTGCCGTGTCGGTATCACCCATTTCGAAGATGTTTTGCGCTTCGAACTGCTCCAGGTTAAACCCGGATGGGTAGAGTTCAGCGATTACCAGCTCAATGATGGCGTCTGCCGACGTAATATTTTGACCGGCCATTACTGCACCTCCACGCTGTTAACGGTGATACCCTGGATGATCCCGCCGTCGGTGTACCAGAAGTAAACTGTTGGCTTGGTACGCGCGGCGCGCATTGCCGGGGTGAACGGGCCGATGTAGACGTAATACCCTTCAGCCAGAAGCGAATCCGTAACATCGACGCCAGCGATGGCGTTAATCTGGTCGATCTGCGACTGGTCAAGATCGGTGCCCGCCGTCATGCCACCCCACGCCCTGAATTGCTCAATGGTCGGCTTCATGCACGACTCAATACGAGCTTTCCCGGCTGCTGCGTAGGGCAGATTGCTCGCCTGCTGGAACAGTGCAACGAGAGCCGCCTGAAGCTGAGCATTTACCCATACCTGACCAGCCCATGCGTCAAGCCAGGCGTAATCACCGGTAATAGAGCCGGGCGCCCACTGGTTGGTTTCGACTGCATTCGAGGCATAGTTGCCGTAGAAGTTATAGCCGTTGGCCTTGGCCGCCTCGTAATCAGTATCGTTACTGATCATCGGCAGCAGGCCGGATACCTGACGACCATTCAGAGAGCAGCGCCCATTGGCCTGCGTGAAGTTCAGCGCAGCCACAAACCCCATAGCGTTTGCTGCGTGGTTCGGATAACCATACACCGGGCAGGTGTCGTTATAGGCGTAGGTGTTGATGATGTCATACACCAGTGCATTCGAGCTTCCCGCCACGATTGCCGTTCCTGATGCGTCCCATGGGACATAGGCAAAGCGATGGTTCTGGCTGTTTGTCCAGAGCGCAAACGCATTAGCCTGGTCTTTGGTGACAGCGAACGTCGTGGAGAATGTTACCCAGTCCTGCTCTTTGGCCAGAATGGCAGTAAAGATATCGTCAACCACCGCCGGCGCCGCACCCTGGGAGATCACTGCGCCGGTCGCTTCGGTCAGTTTCAGACCCGTAGCAAGCGTACCTTCATCGGCAAAGGTAATGGTGCTATCCACGCCCGTGGTGGCAGAGGTGATGATGAATTTCTTCAGCACGCTATCCCAGGTCACTACAACCGAGGAGCCAATGCCGGTTTCAATCAGCTCTGCCGCGCTATCAAAACTGGTGGCGCCGCTGAGGTTGATAGCCGCAGAAGTCTCCTCCGTGCCGTCAACTGTCAGAGTCAACGTACCAGAAAGCAACTTGAGCTGTGCCAGCGTGGTCGCTGCGTGCGATCCGGAACGAAGGAATGCCGCCACTGCTGCGGTATTGAATCGGCTAAAATACAGCTTGCCAGGCATCTGTGTTTTACCGGTGAATGCGGCGAAATACAGCACCGCGGCGGTGTACTCAATCGACGCGCTGCCGAAGTACGCCTTTACCTCATCCGCACTGGAAAATGAGGGTACTGCACCAACCGGCGCGTATGCGCTGTCGGTCAGGAACAGGCCATTGAGATCAATAGCTGTCCCTGTCGCCTTCAGTACGCCGGGAAGCATCTGGGCGATTTTTGATAGCGAAATTGCCATTTATTATTTCTCCGGAGGAAATCTCACGTCGACCGGCTGCGATATTACATCTGCGCCTGTCATAAACTGCTGAGGAACGCTGACGACAATCAGCGGGTTTGCGTGGAATTCAAGCGTCCAGCGGGATTCCCACTGTTTCTCGCCGTTGATCATCGAGGTTTGCCGCGGGGGGCCGGAATAAAGCGGTACCAGGACATTCGCGTTTTCCCTGAACCAGGTGCATGCGAATTCGGAACGGGCAATACGCGAAAAGGTGCTGGCATTGTTTTGCGCCTGATCTCCGTAGAAATCGAGCTGACATTGCCATTCATCAACGCGGCGAAGTTCTGCCCGCCCGTAATCACTCACGCCGTCATACTCGTAATTGACAGCGCTGGTTGAGAGGTCAGTCAGAAAAAGCGGCGTCAGAGTAATGAAACCGCCTTTCGGCATGGCGGTCTGATTTTGCTGAGTCTGCGTGATCTCTGCATCCGGGAAGAGGACGGAAAGGAAATCGCCAGTCGCCTTAAACAGATCTTTTTCAGTGACCTGCAGGCCTACGTCAATTGTTGACATGCGATAACCCTCGTCCAGTCCGGCCAGTTTTCAGGCACATCCACAACCAGCCACGTTTCATTGCCGATAACGAACTTATCGCCGCCCTGCTGCCGCTCCCTGTTAATCCCACACCAGTTGCCATCCGTCCAGATACTGACCAGCACACCCTGGATGTTCATGTTATCCATGTGCCTGATATCTTCCTGACTCAGTGACTGCTTTTGCACCATCATCGTTACCGGCGGCGCGAAGCCCGGAGAAGTCGAGTAATCTGGGTTTTTGATTGGTCTGATCGAGCGGTAAATCTGCGCCTCGACGCGAGGATTAACCGCGCTAATGGCGTTTCGCACTATGGAATGAAGATTCACTCTTTCACCTCGTAATCGACCGAGTTCAGCATGTGCCCTGACCAGATTAACGGGTCATTAAACCCCTTTTGGTCGACCGTGCTTTTTGCGTTCGGCGGCTCAGAAAAGGCGATGATTGACGACTGAATCTGCCCCTTGATCCGCTCCCCCATCAGCGCCAGGCTTTTGCTGGCGTCAAAATCGTTTGCCTTCATGAGTTTCCCGAGCTCTCCGCCCCACTCCGGACCATGTTCAGAAATGGTCCCCCTGAAGTACGGCCGGGATGGGATCGTAACGATATGCTCGGGTATCATTACTGACTGCGCGAAATTGGCCTTTGATGGCTTAGCGAAGCGAGAAACGCCGTCACGGCGAACGTAAAAGTTCAAATCCCTGGTATGCGCCGGGATTTTTACAGTGCCGCCAAATTCGTTGGTGGCTGCCACAAGTGCTACCGGCGTCCCGTCGGGGTATTTGGCCCCTTCAAGGAAACCAACCTTCAAATCATCGCCAGAGGACAGCGCCTTTGCGATCGACTGCAGGTGCTCCATCAGCTTATCTCCGCCTGACATTCCATCCATAGCTACCTCCGGATGAAAGAGCGGCGGTTATAATGGCCAGGGTACATCGAAGGAGAGGACCCAGGGACATATCGCACAGTGCGATAAGGGGCTGTAGCTTGCCAGTAAGCTGCACCGTATGGCGTCTGTAGATACCACCACGATGACGCGCTGGAAGGCCCCGCATCAGTCGAAACCGATACAGACCCCTCCGATGCGCTTGCCACCCGACCTACCAGACCAGAAGCCTTCTCGCCGTTTACGCCTGAATTCAAAGCCGCGATGTGAGCAACCAGCATATTCAAGAAGACGGCGCGGACAGCAACATCCGCAACCAGGCTGCTGTCCGTGTTATTCAGGTAAATCGTTGCCTCCGTGAAGTACGCATTAAGCAGCGTTTCACTTACGGCATCGAACTCCGGATAACGCTCACGAAATGCGGCAACATCAAAGACAACGATCGCCATTATTTTTTGTCCGCCTTCTCAATGCCCGGGGCCGGGTTGTTCTGATCCAGACCTTCCAGACCAGTTTTCTCCGAAGCGTTTTCATTAGCTTTCGCCTGGGCGCTGCTGGTTTTCGCCTGGGCAAACACCAGCTCTTTGCGAACGTAGGGCTGATCAGCATGTACTGCCAGCCACGCCTCAAAGGCTTCCTTGTCCACGTTTTCGGTCAGGCCGTAGCCGCCGACAACGAGAGAGGAGTTGGAGCCGTTAAGCTCCACTTTGTACGCGCCCTGCTCCAGGATCAGGCCGTTAGGCAGTTTGCATCCTACAGTTACTGTTTCGGCCATGTTACACCCCGATCATGCTGGCAATGCCCAGCGGTTGACGAATGATTGCACCCCAGGTGCCACCGGATTTTTTCTGCCGCCAGGAAGACTCTTCCACCACGACAGCGTGGGCGCGCATCTTCTCGGTGAACGCTGCGTAAGCGGTGTCCTGCTCACCCAGACGCTCAACAATCAGCTGCACAAGCTCGCCTGCGTCGGTGCTGTATTCAACAGCGGTTTCGATACGCATGTTCGGGAAGTTTTTCTTCAGCTGATCGGTGACGTTCACGTTGTACTGGTTCGTCTTGGTCAGGTTGACTTCCATTTCCGGAGACATACCGAGCACCATGCGATCGGTACGCTCTACAAGGCCTTTGGTCTGAGAGACCAGCTGCTTATAGAGACGACCGGAAATGTCGTCATATACGGCTTGCCCGTCTTTCGTTGCCCAGGTAACGCCACCGCCGGAACCAGTCGCCGCCGGCGTCACCGGAGCGCTCAAAGACGGATCGTTGAGCAGGCCGTAGTTTTCCAGCCCGGCGATGCCGTAGAAGTAGGACTTGTTCTGGAATTTGTTCAGCACAAGCGCAGAGGCCACGTTAAGCTCGGCGGCATAGCCGATACGCCCGGCGCCGTACATGTCCAGCTCGCGCTCACCCCAGCGGGTGTGAGTCTGATAATGGAACGACTGGCGCGGTACCCAGTTGACGTTGGCGGACGTCATGCCGTTGTTGTTGAAGTCGCCGTAAGCGCTGGTTTCACCAGTCGACTCGACGATCGGGAACTGCGAGGTCAGCGTCGTCCAGTCGCCTTTTTTCACTTCACCGATAATCTCTGCAGCCTTCATCGGCGTTACGAGAACGCGGATAAGTTCCGGATCGACGTAGTTAGTGAAGTAGGCCGGGATACCGGCGTTATTCGCAGTGACCATTTGCGGCTGGGCATCCATCGCCAGCGCGAAATTCTCCGCAAACTCCGGCTTCAGGTAGTCCTTCGCGCCGGGCAGCACAATGCCATATTTCCCGCTGGCTGCGGCGTAGTGTCGCTGAAATTCGTTCATTACTTGCTCCAGGTGCTGATTTTGACCAGCTCGCCAGCGTCACAATCGCTTGCGGCATAGAATGCAGTCTCGATAAAACCGGCCACGGTTGCGCCGGCCGCTGCGATTTGCACTTCACCGGTGGTCAGAGATGCAAAAACCTTCTGCCCGCGGGTGGCAGCGGTTGACGTTTTGGCCCAGAAGTCACCGGCTACCATCAGGGTGATTTCGCGGCCGGGCTGGATAAGCATGGATGCCTGGCCCAGCCAGATGGTGATCGACGCCTGACCGTCACGATGGACAAAGCCAGACGGAACACCGCTACCGGCATTGGAAGCCACACCGTCAACATCCCAGGCAAAGCGGCCGACAATCAGGCCGTCCTCGCCAGCAACCAGAGCGCCCTCGCCGGCCTGATAGGTCGCGTGAGGGTTAGTGCCAGCAAAGGCCCCTTCGACGCCGGGGGCCGGATACTGGTTAATTCGTGTCTGAAAACCTGCCATGTTAACCTCGTTTCAGTTTGCCAGCGGTCGGGAATGCTTTTTCGAACTCACTGGCGGAAGCGGAATCCTGCGCAATGACAGGGCGTGAATTTTCTTTCTGGCTGATCGCCATTTTGACCATCGCCGGATAAGCGGACGGGTGAACGCCGGAGATATCCACACCGCTCTGTTCAAGTGCAGTGCGATAGACATCTTCAGCTGAGTCCATGGCAACGACGTCGCCGATCAGCGGGCGGACAACCTGCTCGGCTTCACGGATTTTCCGGAAGTTTTCCGCAGCCTTTTTAGTTGCGCTGTCGGCTGCCAGACGAATCGCAGAGTCCATCGCCGTTTTGGAGACTTTGTCGTCTTCTTCATCGTCTTCATCTTCGGCGGTTTTCTTCTTGTCCTTGTCTTCTTCGTCGTCCTCATCGTCCGCCGTTTTTTTCTTATCCTGCTCGTCGTCTTCGTCGTCGGCGGGTTTGTTTTCTTTTTCGTCTTCCTTTTCGGCTTCATCAAGAGCCAGAAGAGCTTTGCGGACTTCTGCCTCCAGATCTGCATCCTGCGCCAGAAGTGGCTTAAGGGTGGCGCGGATCGCCGCTACCTTATGTTTACGCATGTGATTAAGCTCCGGTGGTAATGAATCTGCGACCAGTACATCTGGCCCTGCGCGGCCGTCAGGGACCAGCGCTTCGTGGTTTCCGAAAATGTCACGCATAACGCCGTCATAAGGCTCGCCGTCAGGGGTGACACCCGGGGTCATGTCTGCGACGTACTTGTACGATGCAGATAGCTCTCGCTGCTCTCCGCTCTCAATTCCAGCAATCGCGCTGTTATCCCATATCGACATACCAACCGTGAGATACGTGCCGTCAAACTCCGCATTGGAGTGCGTCACGCCAACACGAAATTCATTGGGCGGGTCGGTGGGAAAATCGGGGATGTGCTTGCTGAGCACGGGGATGTTATTGAAGGTTTTGGCTGCTTTCCGGAGCTCGTCCGGGTGGCGCCAAAGCCGGTAAAGTTTGTTTGGATCGAGCCCAAGCTCTTCGCTTCTTGGTATCTCTCGTCCGTAGTAGGCGTTGACGTTTGCCTTGCTGATATTCGTTCGTGAAATCTGAAGGCGGCCATTTGCGTCGATGGTGCGCACAGAGGCGCGATCGAAAGCTAAGCACTCTGTGGGGTTCATTGCTCAATCCTGTTTTGAAAGCCCTGGAATGACAGCCTCCCAGGTGCAACGACAATTTGGTAATTCGCCTGGCATGATGTGCTCGCCATCAATGAGCATCCCCTCCGAGAGGTCGAAAAGCCTGCCATTAGCTTTCACATGGGACTGGCGAGGATTCTTACCTGCATGGGAGTGCTTCCATATACCCTGGGTAATGCCGAGCGCCTGCTGTCGCGCAGATTGAACGACTGAGGTGGCCTTGTTGTTCTGATCTCGGGCAATGAACGCCGCACGGCGCCGGGTAATACCGTATCGCTTCTGGAGTTCATCGGTGAGATAGGACAAGTCGCGCCCACGCGCTACCGACCGCATAACCAGCCCTTCCACCTCGGTGAAATACTTCTCGGGGATGGATCGGATAAGGCCGACATTCTCGGCGATGGTCGCCTGAAGAGCGTTATTCATCTGCGAGGTCATCTTGAACTCGACAGTAAACCCCGCATCTTTGAAGGCTGTGGCCAGTGACGCATCCGCGTTTTTCATGGCGTCGTTAGCGAACCTGTCGGCCAGCTTTTGCGCCATGTCATCAAACCGCCGCTTCCAGCGCTTCACCAGCTTATTCATCGCCTTGCGCATAACATCAGCTGGAGATTCATCCATGGCGACAGCCGCGCCGCTGGCCCGATAGTTTGCTGACAGCCAGTAGACAACAGATGCCTGCATTTCCTGCACCTGCTTATCAAGCTGTCGGCGGTACCATGCTTCGACGCCAGCGTTAGGCCTGATAGGCCGGATAGTTTTTGGCTTTTTCTTTCCGGTCATCAGGAATTCCTATATTGGCTTAAACTCCTCTCCATCTAGACGAATAACCTTGATGGGTAGCGGAGTATCTTTCAGCTTTTGCAAGTCGTCATTTTCGGGGTTGTATTTAATGGAAAGATGAGCGCGATATTCTGGGTATGAATGTTCTGCACCAGAGGCCTTCAGCTCCGCAAAACGCTTTTGCAGGTCAGGGCTTTCAAGATGCATAACCAAGGCTCGCCAAGGCTCCTTGCCCATAATTTCGATATCGCCACTAATTTGTGCCTCATAAACCCTAACAGGGTCAGCATCTACCGTGATTGGCTTGTTGCGTGAGTACATGAGCGTTACATGCATGTCACTCGGGGCGATTAAATTATTTATGCCAAGAGATTCAAGGTGCGAATATATGGCAGACGCCGTTTCTGCATCGGGCTTGACACTTGCATACCCATTCATCTGATTCGAGTCATTAGCTGTCACGGTGGGCTCTTCCTCTTCGTCGTAGTCGTCTTCGATTTCGAGGTCATCATTCAGGTCCAGAGAGTGATAGGGCGAATCCGGGTCACCGGCAATTTTTTCGCGGACTTCATTGCCAGAGAGCACGCCGGCGCCCACATAGACAGCGTCAGTGTCCGCGTCTACTTTGCGAATTTCCGCCCGCTCTTTAGCGCTCATTTCGTACAGCGGCTCAAAGTCGAAGGTTATGCCATCGTCAATGTCGCCGAACTCAGAGAGCTGAATGATGTCCATCACGCGCTTCAGGTTGTCTTTAAAAACAGACTGCTGCAGGGCGTGAATGTAGTCGTAGAAAACGCGGATTTCGCCGTCAGACGTTGCGTTAAGGCCATTTGGAGTAATGCCCAGCAGCTTGACGAGCGGGATGCTCGAAACCGCTGACATGTGCTCCTGCGATTGGGCCTGCAGGGCATCAAGGCCGGCGATAGGGGCGCTGACGAACTCCACGGTCTCCGGCTTTTCCTTGTCATTATTGACAGCGAACGCTCCGCGGTTATCACGACACTGATTCATAACCTGCAGGCGGGCAATCAGCGTATCCGCTGCGCCACCTGTCAGGATCTGGCTCATATCCGTACCGAAAACCGGTATCGAGTAGGAGTGAATCATGTCGCTGACGCTGTCGCGGGTGCGAAGCCAGTTATTGACGTATGGCTCGGCAATCTGCGAGAGAGACAGTCCGCGGAAGTTATACGATGCTTTCAGCAGATCAGGAACCTGCCGCGAGACGAAATCAATCATCCGGCTTGCATGTACGGTCCGGCCCATGACAAACCACTGCGTCGGCTTGTAGAAATCCGGGCTCAGCGGGTTGTCGGAGTTATAAATTCCCGGGTAGGTCCAGATGGGCTCGATGACCCTGAACCCCTGCAGGCTGCCTTTCGTGATCTTCTTGTCGCTCATGAAGAGCTTAGATTGCAGCTCGTTGTCGTCCATCCATGCTGAGATTCCCCGCGGCGAACGAACGTCGATGTAAATCTGACCGCCTCCAAAGTAGCCGTCATGCTCTGCGGCTTCTTTAAAGCGCTCGCGCACCTTAAACCGCTTCATGGCCTCTTCGAGTTGCTTTACCCGATCCGCCTTGTCTTCATTGCCGACAGTTTTGAGCTTTATCCATTTGCGGGTCATTTCCTCCGCGATGGTGCCTACCATCTTGCGATATTCAGGCTTCTGCGCCAGCGTGGACAGATACGGGTAGCCGGGAAAGCTATCAAAGTCGCCGTATCCGTAACCGCCATACGCAGCATTGAGATCATCGTAAGGCGTGGAGTCCATTGCCAGAATGGCGCTTTTGATAGCCTCGGGGATCACCCCTTTCGGTGGCTCGTAGCGCTGAAACTCTCTTTTCGGGAATGCGCGGACTTCGGCCACGGCCTCGGGCCTGATCCCTACCTTCGGTGCTTCAGGTTCTTTTGCCGGCTCAGGCGCGGCGACTTCTTTCTTTTTAAACCACCACACTTAAATTCTCCTGAGTTGATTCGGGTCGATAACCATCGGCTGCGGGCCGGAAATCAGGTTGTCGTCGATTGCGTCCATCCAGGTATCGAGGATGTCGTCGTTGTCGTGACTGTCATCAGCGGAGAAAGCAGCGCATTCCGTCATCGCCGTCAGAACCCACTCCGTTGAGCCTGCGATCGTGCCGTCCTCGTAGAAGATGCTGGAAAGCTTCTGTCCGTCGTCGGTGTGCGTAGCGGGGACAAACACTTTCCCGGTTTTGATTTGGGGGATGACGTTAAGGCAGCGAACGAGCTTGTTCTGCCCGGTGCCGCGCGGGATTTCCCTCACCGGGATGGCGAGTTGTCCGGGGGTCTGGCTACGTTTTTTCAGAGTGGTGATGAGGCCCTGTCCGGCCTGCTTCTCTTCAATGGCCATATGACGCAGCGGCATGACCCGCATGGAGCCAGACAGGCGCCATTTTTCCCAAACCTCTTCCGCTTTCTTCAGGAGGTCTTCCGGGTCCCACCGACCGCGAACGACGTCGATGATGTACAGATTGCCGTCCACGCCCATGCCAGCCAGCGTAAACACGGTGTAATCCAGCCAGTCCTCTACCTTCCCGCTGTTCGTATCGACATACACGGCACGGTGCGTAAGTTTCGGCAGCGTGGTGTACGTTCTGAACCAGCTGGTGTCGATAATCCCGCCAGTCAGCGCCATCGGGTTTTGCTGGTATTGCGACAGGAAGGTGTAGCGGTCCTTTTCCCACAGCTGCAGGAGGTCGTTAACGTCTTCCATCTGCGGCCAGTAGGACCAGTAGCGAACGCCACCAACGACCACAGAATCGGTATCTTTGACCGTTTCCCAGCAAAGCGAACGCCATGGCTCATCGAGCGACTGGATGTACTTCTCGTCGATCATGGCCGGTATGGCGACATGGTGAAACGGCACGCCCATCCCGCCGGCAAGCATGAAGCCCGTTGCATCGTCGGTGTGCAGACGCTGCTGAATGCTTACAAATGGCGTCGGGTGCTCTTTCGACTTATCGCCGCGGCGTGATCGAATGGTGTTTACCAGCAGCGTATTCGCGCTTTTGCGTCGGGACTCGCTGAGCATGTCCACCGGCTTGTTGTAGTCGTCCAGCATCACCATGCCGGAGAACTCTGGTCCGTAGTATCCACCACGACCACCGGTGATCTGCCCGTTGCTTGAGCGCGATACCGTCTGTCCTATAGAGCGCCCTCGCTCGTCCTTTATCTCCCACTCTTCTGCCTGGTTGACACCAAACGAGCAGGGCCAGAACTCCTGATATTCACGGCTGGCGATAATGTCGCGGGTGCGCCGGCTGTTACGCTTTACCAGCGTGTCAGCAAAAGAGATATTCAGGTTGCGAAAGCGTTTAAGCCGCTTCTCCTGCACCAGGGCGTTGACATACGCCGGGAAGTGGATGGAGAAGAACTCTGTTTTTGTACCGCCGGGCGGGATGTTGATAATCAGGTTTCGCGGGACAAGGCGCCCGGCAAGCAGATCATCAATTTTCGAAGCCATCAGGCGGTGATGCCAGTTAACCAGCAGCCGATCGCCCTGAATCAGCTCGAACCATATCCGGGTGAAGTTCAGGAATGACTTCGTGGACTTTGAACGGATGATCACGCGCTCCGGGAATGACAGGTCATCCCATTCGATAATTCCGCTCATATCAGTCCAGCCCTTCTAACCTTCCCTCCAGCTCCTGCTTGGCCTTAGCATAGTCTTCAGCGGTGTACGTCACCTGATTCAGTGGGCCGCCGTCTTTACCGGTCAGCTCGGTTTTCTTCGGAGCGTCCCAACCCTGCATTTCGGCAAGCTGCTTAATTGCCGCTTTGGGGTCGTGCATCTTCAGCTTGATGCCGTCCTTTCCCGTAGTGAGCTCAGAGATTGCACTCATCGCGTCAGGGTCCTGAAGAGCGGAATCTTTGAAGCTCCACACGGCCTGGAACACAGGATTGCCATCGTCATCTTCGCCAACGACGCTGTTGCTGAACTCGGCTATATCAGCGATGGATGTTCGCCCCATCTTAGAAAGGCGCTTTAACGCCTCCTCTCGGGTCATGATTGCCTCGTCGACAATCTCGCCCTGTACTGATTTGAGAAAGGCTTGCACACCAAGATTTGTAAAGATCTGACTCGCCGAGTTGCGAATGGCTTCTGGCGTCTTAGCCTTCCCCTTCGCAGCCTTATAGGCGTCCGTCTGGTTCTTCCCTTTGATGATTGCAAGTGCGAACCTTTTTTGCAGCGGAGTCAGAGCATCGAAAAGCTGCTGCTGATCAGCTGTAAGCTTTTTCGACGCCATACAGAATATTCCTCTGGGTTGCTCGAATACTTATCGGGGAATTTTTTGATCGGTAAGTCGTGAAACTTATATAAAACTCTGTCAATGTCGCTCTTCAGGCGCCATTTGCAGAACTTTATAATTACGCATTCTTCTCAATCACAGGGCCAATCCGGATACACTTCTTAGTGAGCCAGCCCCAGCGCAAAAGCACCGAAAGGATGAGCAGCGGCTTCATGTATGGGCGAAGCGTAATTTCCGCCATTAGGATTCCAGTGGTGCGCATATGGCTTACCTCGTTGTGACATTATCGAGCCACCTCTGGAAGTGGCTCTGTAATGCCTATCGCGCGATCATTTCTTAACGCTGTCCGGCATCACCGCGCCAACAACGCCAGCCAGCGCTACACCGCCAGCGATGACGGTTTCCTGAATGCCCGGAGGCATCTGATAGCCAAATACGCCAGCAATGACCAGGATGATGCCGCGCCAGGTTGACGGCTCTTTCAGCCGGTTGATGAGATAGTTCATAGGTTCCCCGTATTCACGATAAAAAGACTTCTCGCTCTGCCTTGCGCCGATTGGTGAGGCCGGGCATTACCTTGCCGCCTGACCGGTTCCAGCGAAGGAACTCATCAGCTGCGCCTTTCACATCACCTGCATTCAGCTTCTTCATCAGAGTTGATGTGGATAGCGCTCGCGTACCGATGTTGTAGGCAAGCGACACAAGCGCGTCGTACTGATTCTGGGTGACGGAAACTTTGAGCATCTTGCTTACCGCCTGGTCAAAGCTCACCACGCCAGTGCACAGCAGACGATCCGCCGTCGCGTCGTCAATCTTCATCCCGGGCTTGATAGGCTTGCCGTCTACTTTCCCCGTCCAGCCGTAACCAATCGTCCAGGGATCACCGCCGGTGCCCGGGTCGGGATATGCAGTTAACCTGCAACCCTCAAATCGCTTAATCAGCGCGATACCGTTATTACTGATTTGCATCTTTAATCCCCGTCAGGCGCTCCCAGAAATAGGTCAACGCTACGGAGCCCATCGCGCCGCTTATCCCCGCGGTTGCCAGAATCATGTAAATGCTCAGTCCGCTTTCAATGCTCACCAGGCCAGCAATAACGCCGGTAAACCCTGAAACCACCATTTGGGCAAGAGCATTGATCAAGCTCCATGTAGCCTTGCTCTGCTTCACATCTATCAGGTAGCGGACAAGTCCACCCCAGCAAGCAATGATCAGCAGAACCAGCCAGGACATCCCGGCAATGCTCTCTTTGTCTTGCATACGCTTAGCCATAGTTACCGCCTCCGATGAAAGATCGGGAAGCTGTGTGTGAGAAGGCCAGGCCCGTCGGGCTGGATTTAACAACGAAGCGTGTCGATGATGATTCCCGCGGGACCTGATAATAAAAAAGCCCGCAAAAAGGCGGGCAATAAGCATGAGGGTAATAGCAATGTCGGTGATGACCGAAAATACCCTGGCTGGGTCTGGCGGCCTGCGACGCTGTTGCAGCAGCGCCCCTGATAAGTTGGGGTATGAACCCGTTATCAGGTCAGGCCATTATCTGGTGCTGGTTGACGGAATCGAACCGCCGACATCCTGCTTACAAGGCAAGCGCTCTACCTGCTGAGCTAAACCAGCAATCTGGTTCAGAGCTCTCGCGTATGAGCTTCAACGTGTAGTGCGGCACGCATTCACTCAAGAGCCCTGACCGGATTGCACAACCACACTCTCGCAGTGGTCCGCGCCCATGCCCTTGGGTTCCTGTCGCATCATCGCCGCTGATAACCGGTGCGCGTCTGGCGCTCGCGCTGCTTTACCGGCATACCCTTTTCCTCGATTAACCCTAACCAGCGGTATGTCGCAGTTCGGACCTGCGTCTGGCTCCATCAAGTGGACTCGGGGCCACATCATGACTGTGGCTTATAAATGCGGTCTATCCGTTTTACTTGTACATAATCCGGGCCTCCAGAAACGAAAAAGCCCCGCGATATTTTCGCAGGGCCGCCATGTGCTTCTTATCGTATTTGCCGCCACTTAAAGTTAAGGCAGCATATCAAAGTAGACTCAAATATGACTCATTTAATCTACTTTTGCAATAGTCTGCTGCGAAAATGTCGTTTTTTGTTCCGAACGTGTTTTTGTTAAGGAAAGTAAAGCATCACGATCAAGCTGACCAAACACCGCGATCATGGTCTCCCAATGGGTGGTAAACGTTTTGGACCAGTTTTTAACCTCTACGTCCACCATAGCCGCCAGGTCGCTATACTGATACTGGTCTCGCCCGGCCAACCCAGCCTTCGCATCCTGCGCCGCCAGCCAGATAAGTTGACGCAGGCGCTCGACCGTTTTCTTTGCGATACGCATGCCGGCTATCTGCGCGCTGAACTGTTCCCACGCCCAACGGGTTATCGTCTCCTGGTGCTCCCAGCGGATATTGTCGCTGTAGTTCCAGAGCAGCCACGCTTTCTGATGCTCTTCCAGCGACAGCAGCGCGCGGCGCCAACTTGACGTCGAATACTCAACGGGCAGAACGAGAGCGATTGATGAACCTTTCGCGCGGGACTGCTGCCCGGGAATTGGCGGGCTGGATGGGTTTACCATGCGGCCGGTTACCGGGTCGGCTACTTTCTTCCTTCCCCGGCTACGCGCCGTAGCGGTGAATTGCGCATTTTCTGCGAAAGCCACCAGTTGCCCTTTCGTCGCGCCGCTTAGATCGGCGGTGGCCACTATCAGCTGCTGACGAACAAATTCAAGGTATTGAGCTGTCATGCTGTCTCTCCCAGGGTCTGATAGATGCGAACGAAATTTCTCAGTATGCGGTAGTCAACCAGTACGGTGCCGCGGTGCCGGCAGAGGCGGAGCTTTTGCCAGCGGTCGCGGATGCGTTCGATAACGTCACGGCTCATTCGTCAACCCTCTCGTTCTGCCAGAGAGGAAGCGGAGACTTATCCCCGGCACGGCGAATTCGGGACTTTGCGTTCTTCTCAATCTGAATGAGTTTCTCGATGTTCTGGCGGCGCTGCTTTTCTTCCCGTCGGAGATATTTCACGCTTTCCATGTAGCGAGACTCCTGGTCACAAAGCGTCATCAGGAAGTCAAAAGGCTCTATCAATGTTTCGCACTTCCTGCAGCGTAAGGTCCGGTCCTTTTCGTTAACCCAAACGGTGGAGTGCAGACACATCACCTTCTTACCTTCGCGCTGAATAACGAGCCCATCCTGCAGGTCGTTATTCTTCGCTGGGAAAGCTACAACCTTTCCCAGTTCAATTTCGGTTTCTGTGCTCATGCGGCCTCCCGTTGTTTTATGAGCGCACGGCGTAGCGCGCTGTAATGGCGCCTGATGCCTTCCAGTTCTTCGATGGTGTATCGGTGAGGGGTGTTGTTGTTTTCGAGGGTCACGACGCGCTCAGCGCCGATTTTCTCTACCAGGCCGATGCGGTACTGCTGCTGGTTACCTGACATCTGCACGTTGCAGTGATGGCACTGCTTGTGAATGTTGTCCTCGTTGTAGCGCAGGTGAGACGCTTTCCCGCGGGATCGGTAATGACCTGCCTCCCACTGCACCGTATCGAATGTGCCGCAGCTGATGCACGGCAGATCGTGGTCACGCTCGCGGATATAGTCGTTAACGACACGCTGAGTCATGTCTTCCCAGTGCCGGAGAGGCTTCACCGCTGCTTTGCGCTTGCGCCAGGCTGCGCGTTCTTTCTTCGCTTTCGCCTGAGCCTGCTTTTCGCGCTTCTTCTCCAGTTCCTGCATGGCAAATTCAGCGCCATGCTCAGGGCAGCACCAACGATGGTTTTCGAATGCTGGGGTGAATTTGGCCCGGCAGATTTTGCACCGGCGCTGAATACGTTTAAGCATGTGGCCTCCTCGCTCTCAGGCGGAGCCACTTCTTATCGACCAGGCGGGCGGTGTAGTCTTTCAGGGTCGGGATATCGGAAGGCTTAACTTCAACCTTGCGCTTGCGGCGCGCCGGTACTCGGAAGATGCCGCGCTCCATTACTTTGGCGAGAAGGCTGCTCATCAGGCCTCCTGCTTTTGCTGCAGTTGCTGATAGCTATGACTATTAGGCAGTCCATGGTTGGCATGGTAACCATGTTCAGCCTTTGCCTTGTCTCTAGCCTCCTTTGCAGCTTCCATGCTCTCGTAAACACCCACGAATTTTCTTCTTCCATCAGCGCTGATCTGAACATGCCACTTGCTGAGTTTTTTATTCCAATGGATTCCAATCTCACCTGACTTATTGGTGCTAGGAAGTGATTTATTGCGCATGTTATCCGACTGAATTATCAGTCTAAGATTTTCAATCCTGTTATCGGATCGGACATGGTTTATATGGTCAACTTCCAGACCTTCAGGAATTGGCCCTTTCACCATTTCCCATACAATTCTATGGGCCTGATATTGCCCTCCTGCATATTCAACTCTTCTGTATCCATTATTAAGATGACCTGCAATGTCACCAATCTTGACTCGGTTTGCTGGCTTTATGGCCCATACAAGGTTGCCATCTACGATTGAGAATATTTCATTCCAGTTAGGCATCCTGAGACTCCTTCAATTTCTGGTATTGGCAATCGAAAGGGATAGTCAGAGCCAGACCAAACTGAGCGCACCAGGCCTCTACTTTGGTCAGAAAGATGTGCATTTCGCCGGTATCAAGATCGGAGGTATGCCGGGGCTCCCAGGTTTTGGTTTTCTCACCGGTGATGAAGTCGGTGTAGGTCACCTCTTCGCAGCCGAGATAGGTCTTTTTGAGGTTGCGCTTAACCCACTCAGGAGTTGCGTCGGTACGTCCTGAGTTAATCAGGTATTCGCTGATTTCCGCGTACCACATGTGACTGAGTGCGTTCTGGCTCAGGCTGCGTTTTTCGCGCCACTCTTTGACCTGCAGGCGCAGGCATTTCCCGTCAGAGAGCTGCTCCTGAAGAATCTTGCCTATAGCGCTGAAGTTGCCGCTGTGCAGTTTGATGCCGCATTGAGGAATGTTCACGCTTCACCTCCGCAGAGGCTAAACGCTGAATGCAGAAAATCGCCGGTGGCCTTCGCCATCGGTGACAGGGATTGCTGTAAGGTTTTGTGCGCCATGTGTCCCCACTTGGCGCCGGAAGTAAGTCGTCAGTTGCTCAGGCTGACGAGGTAATTATCGCCCTTCCTGGGGATAAAAGCAAAATGAGCATATACGATCAAACCCCTCCGGAGAGGGGTTTGATTTCAACTGGATGCTTTGCGTTCTGCGGGGGATTTAGGCATCAACCTTCCCTCCATGCCTGATTGCGTGTTTTCAGTCCATTCCGCTTAGCATTGCGCTGAATGCGCCTCAGCTCTTCCCTGGACTGCTCAGGTGTTATTTCACCTCTCAAGACGCGCTCAACAAGGTTCTTGCGCACATCCATGCTGTCAGCGATAAGACCTTGCTCCTCAAGCCTCTCAATATTAACGCGCTTATCAAGTCGAGCATCAAAACTTGAACGACCCATCACCTCACCTCCTGCGGCGCTGCTGGCAGCGGCATCCAGTGGGTTACGTTTTGCAAATTCAATCTGTCGCATGGCTCATAGCCATCAATGGTAAATCCATCATCAGAGCTATACATGGCCTCGCCATAAACCTGATCTCCATCGAAAGCGATAACTGCCTCAAACTCTATCGGCATCCGCTCGCTTACCGGAATCCATCTATCTGCAACAGTATCGACGCTCTGTATCAAGTTGAGAGCGGGGGTATCATGCGGGGCGGCTGCGAGCTCACGAACAATGCGCTTAATGCCGTCGATACGGTCATCATCAACAGGGTCTACCGTTTCAATCCGATCAAGCATCATCAGCGCTGCGTTTGCTTTGTCGTTGCCTGTCCAACCATCCGGAATTACCGGAGAGCTGCCACCTATGACCGTTTCAGGCGTCACTTTCCGTGGCTCGGTGGAAAGGAAATGCAAAGCTCGATCATAATCCAGCCTCTCAGGGAGATAGTGCGGCTGACTCTGTGGTTTCTCATATCTCGGCCCAAAATCATGGGAAGGGGAATAAGAAAAACAGCAATTACTGTGATTTTCTTCTTTGGATTTAGCGGTGTGATGCCAGGCCACTGGGCGATCAACGACATGTGCCGAAGATTTGCCAGCCTGGAGCATGGCGGCGCACCAGATGTCCCACGCAAAGCCCTTCAGCTCGTCATCCTGCGCCAGAGGATGAATGTACGATGACCAGAATGACTCAAAATCGCTATAGGCTACCGGCGCCGGCTGCGCGTGGCGATAGAGAAGCACATCTCCCATCTCTTCGCGCTCAGGAGGCCACACATCGGCATCAGCACCACTTCGGAGATAGTCAAGGTTAGCCTGGTCAATTATCGCCACCGGCTCGCTGTCCATTGCGGCCAGCGCCATGCGGGCCAATGCCGAAGCCTCACCGCATTGCACATGGTCAGTCTCGATAATGTTGAGTAGTGTTTCTCGTGAAAATTCGCTCATTTCCGGTCCACCTTAATTTTGCTGAGCGCCTCAAAGTGCCTGCGCATGTTTTCCTGCACTTCTGGATGCTGCCAGTTGGTATGGATTCCGCCGTCTTCGTCGATGGTGAATTTACCGGCGTTTTCTGTGAGAACCCGCTTGAGGCGTTGTTCGGAACTTTCGATTTTGAACATCACTCAGCCTCTACCTTGATACCAGCTACGGTAAGCGCCTCTATCACTGCATCAGCAGACATGACCATCCCAATACCATGCAGATCGTCAACACATGGAGGCAGCTTCACGGTGCGGGCCTCCGCCAACTGCTTTAACCCTTCCTCGGTCATGCGTTTGTAGTGGTCGCGTGACTGGATGACCTGAGCGTGGCTTTCTTCCAGCTCGGCGATGCGCTTACCACCATCTGTAATAACGCCCTCATAGTATTCGCGCTGGGAGTCGATGCGCTGCTGCGCCTTCTCCAGCGCCTCTACCAGCTCAGCGCCAGCCGCTTTCCATGCCATCCACATGGCCTGAAGCATGAAGTACAATTGCTCATCGTAAATCTCTCCTTCGGCGTATGCGCCATCTTCAAAGGCTGGGAAGGTTACATCGGCCCCCACAACATCATTTACAAACCACGCTTCGAATTTCTCTCTCTGCGCCAGTTCGGTGATATCAGTCATGCTTCACGCTCCGCCTTCTGCTTGTTGTATACGGCCCAGCCAAGGGCATCGAGTTTGCGCTGACCGGCTTTATCGAAGAGGTGAATGCCGTTTTTGCAGGCATGCTCGGCCTTCACTTGCTCTTCCAATTGAGCCAGTTGCTCATAGCTGAGCGTTGCCAGTTTCAGGCGGTTCCAGCCGAAGTTAGGGATACGGTTTGTCATTCTGATGCTCCCTTGCGCAGCGAGTCTGCCAGCCACTGCAAATTCATGATCTGCACGCCGATATTGCTGAACTTTTTCTCCAGGTGAGCGATAGCCTTCTCAACTCCGCGCGCCTCGGCTTCGGTTACGATGCGATCGGTGGCGGGGGTTTCGATAGCGTCGAACTCTTCCATTGCCGCTTCCAGTGCGACCTTCTGGCAAGCCACTTCTGCACGCCCCTGAATGCCTGTACCTTCTCCATTCAGTGCGTTATGCATATCATTTAGCTTGTCGCCAAACGACTTCAGCGCCACGTTCTCCGCAGCCAGCTGCTGGTACGCTTTCGCCAGCGCCATAACCTTTGTCTCTCTGATCGACAGCTCGCCTGCGCTCTCCAGGGAGGTGATGAGCTCGTTTACTGCCTGTAGTGTGATAGTCATGCTGATGTTCTCCCGTAAACAGCCAGTACCCGCTTCATCGCCGGGCTTTGCCGACACTCGTTGAAAATCTGATTGGTGCTCTTTCTGCCTGAAATTTCTTCTTCAGTGGCCAACCGGTAGTAAACCGTCCGCCACACCCGAGCTTCCGCTACCAGCACCCCTTGCTTTGCCAGGATATTTGCAGCCTGGTTGATGCAGGTATGCGTCATTCCGGAAGCCGCGGCGACATCTGGAGAGCTGCAGGTTTTATGCGTTTTCAGGTAGTTCAGAATTGCGTCTTTGCCTGTCATGACCGGTTCTCCCGATAGCTGTCCCAGGTAAACGAAATCGTGCAGCCGCCGCCGTCGTTCATGCGGTCGATGACGCGCTCGCCGATGAACTGCGTCAGCTCATCCTTCGGCAGGTTGCTGATCAGGATCGTCGGCTTCAGGCGCTCGTAGCGGGTGTTGATGATTTCAAACATGATCATCTTCTCGGCTTCGCTGCCGAACTGAATGCCTACCTCGTCGATAATCAGCAGGTCCGGCTTGGTGAAGAAGCGGATCACGTCTTCCTCGGAGCGGGTCGCCGTCTTTGACCAGGTGGATTTAAACTCCCGGGCGATTTTCAGCGCGGTGGTGAACACGACCGGGCTCTGGTGCTCTGCGATAACGCTTTTCGCAATTGCATAGGCCAGGTGGTTTTTCCCCGTGCCGGGTTTGCCGCACATAACCAGTCCGCCGCCGTTCTTCCGGCGATCTGGCCAGCGGCTGGCATACGCTCGGCAGACTTTCAGCGCCCGCGCTGCTTCTTCGCTCACCGGCTGGTAGTTATCCAGCGTGCAGGCTTCGAACCGGGCCGGGACCTTGAGCTCAAGCATCAGGCGTTCAACATTCGCAGTGCGAGTTCTGTCATCCGTTTTTGCCTTCTCGTTTCGCAGGAAAACGAGCTCATCTTTCAGGCACCCCGGGCAGCTTGTCGGCGCCCCTGGCAGACGGACAAGGCCAGTTGATACGCGCTGGCGTTGCTCATAGTCGCCGTGCTTTTCGCAGACCACTAACTGCTTAATGACTTCGGTGTTTGGGATGTCCAGCGCTGGCTGTGACAGCTCCTGCAGCTGTTTTTCGACCAGGGTGATTCTTTCGTCCAGGTTCATTGTTGATCCCTCATCCAGTCCGGAATTTCGGTTTTGCCGTAGTCTTTGTCAGCGAATCGCTCAGTGACGCGGGACTCCTGCCGGCGCTGCGGTCTGGAGCCTTTCGGCTCAAAAAGTCCCTGCCAGCCATTAGCGATGCTCTGGTTAATAATTTCGTCAGGGGAGTAACCGTTCTGTCGGCAGCGGTCCAGCAGGTTGATAGCCTGGGTGACCGTCTGCTGAGACTTGATCGGCTTTTTCAGGTCGCGACGATATGCCACCCATGACAACCAGATTTCTGCAGAAAGCCAGTCAGGCAACTGAACAGCTAACGCATCGAACGAAACCGCCCGGGGGGATTTAGGGGGGTTATTAATATTGTCTTTATTGTCTTTTGTATGTTTGTCTTTTGTGTTTACCTGATTCGGGTAATAGGCGTTACCTGATTCGGGTAAACTTTTCTTACCTGATTCGGGTAATGTTACCTTTTTCAGGTAAGGTTTTTTTTCTTTACCTTTTACGGGTAAAGATGACCATTCGCTGACCGTTTTATTAATCCCGATAACACGACCGGTTTGAGTTAATATCCCTCGCTTAACCAGGACGCTTTTTGCAGCTGAGCACTTATGCGGGAGAATGCCGGTCAGCTCCGAGAGCTGCTCGTTACTGACCCAGTCAGATTTCTTGTTGAAGCCGTATGTTTTGCGCATGACAGCCATGAACACCAAAAGCTGATGCTGCGACAGACCCGCACGCATGACAGCTTCAAGGAGCTCATTGGCGATGCGCGTAAACCCATCGTCGAGATCTGCCACGCGCAGCTCCTGTAGTGCCACGACAGGCACAGGGAAATTGATTACTTCGGCAGTATTTGCCATAATTACTCCTGTGAATTGATCCAGTTAATTCGCGTAGAAAGCCGTTAGTGTTCCCGCACTGCGGCTTTCGCCTTTCTGTTCCCACTCATGCTTCAAAGTCACCTTTCTCTCCCGGCCTGTTAGAAATCAGGATGGCCAGAAGTAGCGACATGTTCGGCAGCAGGTTTTCCCGCCAGCGACTCACCGTCGACTTATTCACTCCGGCCACTTTGGCGATATTCGTAGTTCCCAGTTCAGCTATCTGGCTGTGTAACCAGCTTTCTATCCTGCGAGCCTCCACTTTGTTGCGTGTCGTTGAACTCTCCATTTGTAATACTTCCTCTGGTGTTGTTTGGAATGGCCGCCAGTCAGGCGGCGCTATTATTTGGTGGCGGAAAAATCGAAGGCAGATCAGGGCGAAACTCATATGCCTTAATCTCTCCATTTACAGCCGCGACAAGGTCGGGAACATGCACAGGAGAAATCCTCTTTTTCCCATTTAGCCAGTCGCAGATCGTCGACTGCGCTTTGCCGCATCGCTTGGCCAATTCTTTCTGACTGCCGGCGATGGAAATCGCTTTTTCTACTGCGGGGTTTTTCATAATCACCTCAGCTATTGGTTTTTGATGATTATGGTTATCGCAAAAGAGATTGTCAATCGCCTATGCGATTTTTTGCTAAGTAATCGCTGTGGCGATAGGATTAGAGGAGTTACTTTGAGGAGGTGTTATGGATTTCTCTGAGCGTCTTGCTCGGGCAATGTCATTAGCTGGGTATACACAAGGCAGGCTTGCCAAAGAGGTTGGCATGGCGCAGTCGAGCGTGAACAAACTGCTAAATGGCGCCAACGGCTCTCGCAAGACAGTGGAAATTGCATCTGTGTTAGGTGTGCGTCCTGAATGGCTATCCACTGGCGCAGGTGAAATGCTTGCTGATTCCATACAGATCACGGAAGTGCAGACGCCTGTAACACCGAAAAATGGCATTTATCGGGTAGATGTCCTCGATGTAAAAGCCAGCGCAGGACCCGGCGCACTTATCACTAACGATTTCATAGAGACCATTCGTGCGATTGAATACACATCAGAGCAGGCCAGATCTCTATTTGGGAATCGGCCAGCTCATCACATAAAAGTAATCACCGTAACCGGTGATAGCATGGACACGACAATATCACCCGGCGATGAAATTTTCGTAGACATCAGTGTCACCCATTTTGACAGTGATGGCGTTTATGTATTTGTCTTTGGTAAAACTCTTCACGTCAAGCGCTTGCAGATGCAAAGGGACCGTCTGGCTGTAATTTCGGATAACCCTATCTATGAAAAATGGTATGTAGAGCCAGGTGATGAAGACCAGTTCTACGTTATGGCCAGAGTCCTTCTCAGACAATCGATCGAATATAAACGATTCGCATAACCCGCTTCGGCGGGTTTTTTATCGCCATCCCTCCGCCAAACCCTTCGTAAAAACGCCTGCATAAATTTTTTTCTTAAAATAATTACTTTAGCAATCACGTGTTTATCACTTTTACGATTGTTAATATCGTTTTAGCGATTGACCTGAATAATCGCTTTGGCTATTATCAATACATCCAAACAACACCGGCAACGCCGGACGTAAGTCAAACGCTCAGCTGGCCGGCTTTAAGGCAAAGGTGAAGAGATGACCGCAAAAAAATATGCCCTTGAGTGCAATTCCGAGTATCTCCGGTACCGCGAGAAATGCCGCAATACTCGCCGAGGTGATGGGGTTCATGACCTGTGGGTTAAGTTGGCATGGCTTAATCGTCGTGACGCAAGGGCGTGGGCTTCTCAGGCTGCATGAGATTAATTTTCGAGGTACTGAAGAATGATCCGAGAACACGAAGTACCTGCATGGCACCGGTTCTGCTTAAAGGTTGCTCTGCTTGTGATTGCGGTTGCATGGGTAAGCTTTGAATTTTGCTGGGGTGTCGCATGAGCAAACAAGGCATTCGTTCACTGATTTACTGTCTGCTGATCTGCGGCGTTATCTGGACAGCGTTGATTATCAAAATTCTGCACGCTACGGGGGTGTTCAATGGCTAACTCAATTCCTAACAACGGACGCGCCGTGATGATGCGCAATCGCCGCACCGGCGCCGCTTGGCTGGTCAGCTTCGACTATCGCGACGGCAGCTACTGGCATGAGCCGCAGGGCAATCTTCGCCACATCCGCCGGCCCTACGCTTCACGCAGTATCGAACCGAACCTGGTTCCAGCCGGGACGCATTAACCGCGCATATCAGCGCACGAATTTAACTGAGCTATCAGGCAGCCATTACGGTGCCGGGCGTTTCACAACCAAATTTCAGGGGAAACCATGAGCGAAATAATGGATTTAACCGTCATCGAAATAAAACCAGAACAGGCGCCTGCCCTGTACCGGGCTGGCGGTCTTGACGCTTACCTGGAGCAGATTCGCCAGGCCGTGAACGAGGTTCCGGATCTGACCACCAAGAAAGGTCGTGACCGTGTCGCTTCTCTGGCGGCGCAGGTATCACGCAGCAAGACGGCAATCGAGAAGCCGGGGCGCGAGTACCTGAAACGTCTTAAAGAGGCTGTGCGCCCTGCTGAGGCGGAAATTAAGCGGTTCGTTGACGCATGTGACGAGCTGCGCGATGCAACACGTCGCCCACTGACTGAATGGGAAGCCGAGCAGGAACGCATTAAGGCCGAAGAAGCCATGAACGCACTGCATGCCGAAGCACTGGCCATGAATGAAGACTTCGATCGGCGGCTGGCAGCTCGTATTGAGTCTGACCACGAAATGGCCCTGCTGATGAATGACGCTTTCGACCGCGAACAGGCCGAGAAGAAAGCAGAAGCCGAACGTCAGCGCATTGCCCGCGAAGAAGAGATTGCTCGTCAGGCGGAAGAGAAAGCCAAACGTGAAGCAGCTGAAAAGGCACAGCGTGAAATTGACGCTGCGGCCGCCAGAGAGCGCGAGGCGATTTTGGCAAAAGAGCGCGCAGAACGTGAGCGCATTGAAGCTCAGCAGCGGGCCGAACGCGAACAGCGAGAAGCATCTGAACGTGCTGAGCGTGAAAAGCAGGCCGCCGTGGAATCAGAGCTTCGTAAGGCACAGGAAGAAGCCGACCGCATCCGCCGCGAGGCAGAGCAACGCGAACAGGCACGACTGACAGAGGAGAAGCGCAAAGCCGAAGAAGACGCGCGCCGCTCCGCTGATGTTGAGCATCGCCGAGGAATAAATACAGCAGCCGTACAGGATCTTATCAATCAGGGCATCCCTCATGAATGGGCTAAAGCCTGCATCATTGCTGTTGCTCTCGGCAAAGTCACGGCTACAACCATAAAATACTGAGGTGGCTATGAACGCATACCGCGCATATGACGCTATCGAACAGAAAAGCTGGGATACGCATTACCAGAAGCTGGCGCGCGAAGAGAGAGAGGTCGAGCTGGCTGATGAATTAGAAAAGGGACTTCCTCTCCGCCTGCTGGAATCGCTTTGCATTGACGAACTCCAACGACGCGGAGCAAGCAAACAGGCGATAAGCCGCGCATTCGACGATGACGTGGATTTCCAGGAAAACATGGCGGCTCATGTTCGCTACATGGTTGAAGTTATCGCCCGGTGTCAACTCAACATTGAAGAGGAGCAATAATGGCTACTCAACTCATCGACCAGGTTTTTAGCCTAGTGAATCCACTAAAGGCTGAATTCGAGCAGGTTTGCTCTGAACCCTCTATCAATTTCAGGCGTGAATCTGAGTTCGCAATGCAGATTTTCGCAAATAACGACTACCTGGCTAAAGTCGCCATCGGTAATCCGGTTAGCACCCGAAGCGCCGTAATGAATGTTGCCGGGATCGGTGTGTCCCTTAACCCAGCTCAGAGGCTAGCTTATCTGGTACCGCGCAAAGGGGCTATCTGTCTCGACATCAGCTACATGGGCCTGATGCACATTGCGCAGCAATCCGGGGCTATCAAGTGGTGTCAGTCGGCAATTGTCCGTAAGAACGATAAGTTTCACCGCGAAGGACTGGATAAGCCACCGGTTCACATATACAACGATTTCGACACCGCAGAACAGCGCGGCGACATTGTAGGTGCCTATGTCGTTATCAAAAGCGACGACGGCGACTACCTGACTCACACAATGCGGATCGCTGATATCTACGCCATCCGGGACCGTTCGGAAGCATGGAAGTCCTATAAGAATAAAGGGACCTCCTGCCCATGGGTTACCGATGAAGAGCAAATGATCCTTAAAACGGTAGTTAAGCAGGCCGCCAAATACTGGCCGCGACGCGAGCGCCTCGATGCCGCTATCGACCACGTTAACACTGAGAGCGAAGAAGGGATTAACTTTTCCGCTCAGCGCCAGCTTGAACGCGATGTAACCCCGGCAGAACCAGCCACCATCAATGAGATCGACGAAGTGCTTGCCGCTCTCAACAAAACCTGGGATGACGACCTACTACCCTTATGTTCCAAAATATTCCGGCGAGACATTCGTGAATCCTCAGATTTGACTCAAGCGGAAGCCGTAAAAGCACTAGGGTTCCTGAAACAAAAGGCGGCCGCATGACACCCGAAATAATTATGGAACGCACAGGGATTGATGTGACTGCTATAGAGCAAGGCGATGAAGCATGGCACCGTCTTCGCCTTGGTGTCATCACCGCCTCAGACGTTCATAACGTCATTTCTAAACCGCGTTCAGGCAATAAATGGACCGACATGAAAATGTCGTACTTTCACACGCTACTCGCAGAGATTTGCACCGGGGTGGCACCAGAGGTGAATGCCAAATCTCTCGCCTGGGGAAAGCAATATGAGGACGATGCCCGAGCCCTTTTTGAGTTTACGACAGGCGTAACAGTATCTGAGTCGCCGATCATTTTTCGCGATGAAACCATGCGAACCGCCTGCTCACCAGATGGGCTATGTAGCAACGGCAACGGCCTTGAGCTCAAGTGTCCTTTCACCTCCCGCGATTTCATGAAATTCCGGCTTGGCGGCTTTGACGCTATCAAATCAGCATACATGGCTCAGGTGCAATTCAGTATGTGGGTAACCGGAAGAGATGCCTGGTTCTTCGCAAACTACGACCCGCGCATGAAGCGTGAGGGCATTCACGAAGTGGTGGTCGAGCGCGAAGAAAAATACATGGCTCAATTTGACGATATGGTTCCTGAGTTCATCAGCAAGATGGACGAATCTCTGGGTGAGCTGGGGTTCACCTTTGGTGAGCAGTGGAAATGATGAGGATGTGCTAATGACCTATATATCAATCAGCAGCAGCATCAAAACCGATCCGCCAGTTGAAAAGCCTGTTAGCGACTACGGAGGAAGCAAGACGCCCGTTGATCAGCGCAACCTCTGGCAGACTCCGCGTCCTCTGTTCGAAGCGCTGAATGCTGAATTCAGCTTCGTGCTCGATGCCGCGGCTTCTGCAGAGAATGCGTTATGCCGTCGCTACATCACTGAGCAGGAAGATACGCTAACAACTCCATGGGCCGACTTCATGACTATCCCGGGCTATGCGTGGCTGAACCCGCCCTACTCCAACATTTTACCGTTCGTCCAGAAAGCTGCCGCGGAAATCGACAGCCAGATCGGGACGGTAATGCTGGTGCCGGCTGACACCTCTGTCGGATGGTTCCGGGAAGCTATCGAGACTGCCAGTGAAGTGCGATTTATCGTCGGTGGGCGCCTGTCTTTTGTTAATCCTGTATCTGGAAAGGCAGTGAGCGGAAACAACAAAGGATCCATGCTGCTCATCTGGCATCCATACCCACGCACACACTGCCAGTTCACGACCGTAGAGCGCGATAAGCTTCTCGCGTTCGGCGAGAGACTGCTGGCCCGTCGGGAGGCCGCATGAATCTGACATCAGCGCAACAAAATATTATCCGGTCGCAGGCCAGGAAATGTATAGCCGAATGCGTTGCCGCCACGTCAGGTTTGCCAGCAAATCGCGATGCAATCCGCCGTCCGATCATTCTGCGCCATTACAGAGAAATAGAGTCAATTTGCAAACCATTTTCGCGCTTCCTCGTCACCATAGGCCAGATAACCGGCGTTCTGGAGGATCGTTGATATGCATCTGATTAACCGCAGCAAACAATCCCCTGTTGACCGCCGGGCGTGCGAGGCGGCGCTGGCGGAGCACTATCAACGTTTTGGCGAGTATGGCCGGAAGAAACACAATTAAGGGGATAATTATGAATCAAGCAACGAACGCGACGCCTGAAATTTTGATAACCAGCGACGTCCTGGCCCGCTACAAAATCTCTCGCAGCACGCTTTACTTCTGGAGCACCCCATCACGGATGCCTGCCTATTTTGCGCAGCCGTTCCCGCAGCCAAAAATTAATGGCTGCCCGAAGCGCTGGAGGCTGTCAGACCTTCTGGAGTGGGAGGATAAAGTAGGCCTTAAGCCAGAGGGTGACCAATCAGGCTTTCAAGATGGCTCTGCCATACCGCCAACCAGTGATGCTGATCGTCCATGTAGTCATGCAGGTTATAACGAGCCATGACTCCGGACATATGGTGCCCCAGGAGCTTCTCAACGACATGAGGCGGCGCGCCGAGTTCGGACAGGCGCGTCGCCACTGTCCTTCTTAGGTCATGGAGTGACCAAGTTTTCATCCCTGTTTTCGCGATTATCTGCGCGGAGAACAGCGCTACATTTGGCTGCTGCGGCGGCCGGTCATCTTCAGGGCCTTTATAGCGCGACAGGGTAACAACGTGCTTCGATACTGACTCCTGACTCAACGCCAGCATCATATCAACGACGGCTCCCGGCAGCGCCCTTCGCACAGATTTCCCGGTTTTGTACTCACTGGCGGGTATTGTCCAGGTCCGCTCTCTAAAATCGAACCACTCCCACTTCGCGATCCTTATTTCCGTGCTCCGACATCCGGTCAGCATGAGGAACTTCATGATCAGCTGCTGTCGTGACTTCATCCCCGGCAGCGCGTTCCAGACGGTTTTAATTTCCTCGTCACTTAGCCTGCGGTCCTTTACGGCCGCGGTGATGCCGACGTCAGATCGCCGTAAGCTTTCGATAGGGTTGACGCTGATTACCCCGCGGTTAGAGCAAAAACGGAATGCACGCTGCATCAGACCCAGCATCTGGCCGGTAACTACCCGGCGCCCCATCCCGTCAAAAAGACTAAGCCAGTGCGCCTTAGTGGTCTGGTCAACAACCATATTTCCCAGCACCGGCGCTATGTGGTTGTTGAAGTCACGCCGGTTAACTTTAATCTTCACCAGCCCTTCAGGGATGCAGTAAAATTTCTCCCAATATTCGAACGCTTCATTAACAGTAAGCGCTTCAATTTTCTTCTGCTTCTCAAGCACAGCCTGCCGCCGTGGGTCTAAACCCTCGGTAAGCCACGCCCTGAACTGCTGGCGACGCTCCCTTGCATGAGATAGCGATACGGTTGGATAATCGCCAATCGTCAGTTGGGCTGCCTTACCGCCCCATCTGTAGCGATAAAAGAATGTTATACTGCCGGATAAAGAGAGCCTGACATTCAGGCCGTGAGTGTCTGAAATGACGTCGATTTTATCTCTTTTTTTGCCAAGAGCTTTTCTAAGCTTTGTGTCGGTGAGCAATGTGTACACTCCGCGAGAAGATATACACAT